CAGACTTCACAGCATTCTACACTCAATTAACTGTGGGTCGTGTAATAAGTCTAGACCCTTACTCAACTTATATTGTACCGGCTGAAACAAGACTGTACAAGATACACAGAGAAAGTAGACTGTACACAGTAGAATCAGAAAGTCGCAGTTACAAAATACGCAAAGAAAGCCGTTTATACACCATAGACAGCGAAACACGCATATATAACATTAAAGGATAATAGATATGTCAACAATCACCAGAACTGGCTATGAACAAGATGCTCAAGGTATCTTTATAGCCAAAGATCCTAGTGCAGAATTAGTTTATACATTTGATTGGAGTGAATGGTTGCCCACTGGCGATACTATTGCCAGTGTGAATTACACACTACAAGTTCGTGCCAATGATCCAGCACCAATGACCAGACTCACACAAGGTGTGCAATCAGGCACTAAAACTTATGTGGAACTGGGTGGCGGACAAGCGGGCAAAGTCTACACAGTCACAGCCGCAATCACCACAGCAGATGGCAGCATAGACCGCCGTAGTTTCCGTGTAAAAGTAGAGAACAGATCAGCATAATGACTGAAGACGCACAGCCAGTTGAGCCGTTAGAAATACTGACTCTTGAACAGCAAGGGCTAGTAGAACCACCACGAGATCCCTCAAAGACTGGCAACAAGCCCAAACAATTAAAGGCTGTGGAAGTGCATGGTTATGAAGTGGGTCGTGGCTTGAGAAAGCGAATAGTAAACCCAGAAGATGTGTACAAGTTGGCCGCAATGGGTTGCACCACAAAAGAAATAGCAGATTGGTTTGACATACCATTTAGCACCTGCAATGACAACTTCCGTGATATTATAGCAAAAGGCAAGAATGATTTGCATCAAAGTCTACGCATGGCACAGATCAAATTGGCACTGAGTGGCAATGCCACCATGCTGATATGGCTGGGTAAAAACATACTAGGACAGCAAGAAAGCCCACATGAAAGTGAAGCCAATGCTCCACTGCCTTGGGACAGTAAAGACCTATGAGATTAAAGACCAATGAAATCCGTGACTTTAGACTTAAGACGCTACTTGCTCAAGGGCATAACTGTGCGCTTTGTAATGAAGTTATTGCCCTTACAGAAGCAGTGCTAGACCATGATCACAAGACGGGTCTTGTAAGAGGTGTACTGCACAGAGGCTGTAACAGTCTGTTGGGCAAGATAGAAAACAGTTTAGTGATGAATCGCATTACACCAGATAGACTGAAGAACATATTAGATAATCTACAGTTTTATACCAATCAACATCTAGCAGTGCTACACCCCACACATCGTACACCAGAAGAAAAGAAACTGAGAGCGAAAAGACGAGCGAAACTGAGGAAACAGCGTGCCACTTAGTCTTGCCCAACAAACAATATTTGATGACACCACGAGATTCAAAGTGGTAATTGCTGGGCGTAGATTCGGCAAAACATTCTTGGCCATACAGGCACTGTGCTATCACGCTCGCATACCCAATCAAGAAGTATGGTATGTGGCACCCAGTTACAAACAAGCCAAGTTGATTGTGTGGCGCAAACTCAAAAGCCGTCTGCAAGATCTGCGTTGGATTAGAAAGACCAATGAAAGTGAACTCTCAATTGAACTCAAGAACGGAAGCAGAATCAGTCTCAAAGGTGCGGATAATGAGGACAGCCTACGCGGTGTGGGCTTGAATTACATCATACTGGATGAATTTGCTGACATAGATCCAGAAGCATGGTATGAAGTATTGCGTCCCACCCTGGCAGACACAGAAGGTTCAGCCATGTTTATTGGCACACCCAAAGGCATTGCCAACTGGAGTTATGACCTATATCAGTATGAACTAGAATTCGGTGCAGTGTGGAAAAGTTTCCAATACACCACCATAGACGGCGGCAATGTCAAGCCTGAAGAACTAGAATTAGCACGACAAGACTTGGATGAAAGAACATTTAGACAAGAGTTCCTAGCAACATTTGAAACCTATGCTGGGCGTATCTATTACAGTTTTGATCGTAAACTCAATGTGGTAGATGGTCTCTTTGAAACCCGTGATCTAGATGTCATATACATAGGCATGGACTTTAACATAGATCCCATGAGTGCTGTGATTGCTATTCGTAAAGGAGACGATCTCTGTGTCATCGACGAAATCCGTATGTTTTCTTCTAACACCGCCGAAATTGTGGAAGAAATTAAGAGCAGATATCCAAAGAGTAAGATCTGGATCTATCCTGACCCAGCAAGTAGACAAAGAAAAACAAGTGCTGGCGGTGTTACTGACCTCACCATCTTGCAAAACGCTGGATTCGTAGTGAAAGCACCCAATGCACATACACCAGTGAGAGATCGTATAAACGCAGTAAATTCAAGATTGTGTGATAGCACGGGTAAAAGACACCTGTTCTTTATGCCCAAGGTTAAATATACAATAGAGGGATTAGAACGACACACATATAAAGAAGGCACGGTACAGCCAGACAAAGACAGTGGCTATGACCACATGATGGACGCCTTGGGTTATATGGTGGATTATTTGTTCCCAGTAAAACGCGAACGCGAACAGAGATATGAACCCCGGCGTTGGACGCACCAAATAGGATAATAGGAAACCGTAATGAATCAAACACTGATAGAACAATACCTACATGTAACCACTACCAATAGACTCTGGACTAGAAACAGAGACCGCTGGGAATATGCCCTAGAAGGCTACATGGGTGGTGAAGAATGGAAACGCGGTCTACACCTAACCAAGTATGTGAACGAAACCAATGCTGAATACCAAGCAAGGCTGTATGCAACACCATTAGAAAATCACTGTCAAAGTGTGATTCAAACCTATGTAAGTTTTCTATTCCGTGAAGAGCCAAAGCGTGAACTTGGATCTTTAGAATATGATCCAGCAGTGGCAGACTTCTTGGAAGATGCTGACCTAGATGGACGCAGTTTGCAGTCATTTATGAAAGAAGTCAGTATCTGGACCTCAGTGTTTGGTCACGCCTGGATTCTTGTGGTCAAGCCCAATGTAGGCGCACAGACCAAAGGTGATGAATTGCAACAAGGTGTGCGTCCTTATGTGAATTTAATTACACCTTTGTTGGTCACTGACTGGAGTTGGAATCGTCAACCCAATGGTCGTTACAACCTAACTTATCTCAAATACATCGAAGACGCCAATGACAGCGTCAGCACTATCAAAGAATGGTTTGAGAACGAGATACACACTTGGGTTGTAGACCACGAATACAAGACCATTAAAGAACACATCATTGAACCTAACCAACTGGGTGAAATTCCTGCAATCTGTGCTTACAATCAGAAATCACCTGTGCGTGGCATTGGTGTCAGTGACATTGCAGATATTCTGGACTGTCAAAAGTTTATTTTTAACATGACCAGTGAGGTTGAGCAAAGTGTGCGTATCAACGGACATCCCGCATTGGTCAAAACTGCGGGTACTGAAGCCAGTGCTGGAGCCGGTGCTATCATACAGATGGAAGATAACTTGGACCCTGGACTAAAGCCTTTTATTCTTGGTGTCAGCACTGATGTAAATCAAATATTCACTGCCATAGAACATTACAGCAATATCATTGACAAGATGGCCAACACTGGCAGTATTAGAGCCACTGAATCAAGACGCATGAGCGGTGTGGCACAAGAGCAAGAATTCCAACTGCTCAACGCCCGTCTAAGTAGTAAGGCGGATTATCTTGAACTCACTGAAGAACAAATTTGGCAGTGGTTTGCCTACTACCAAGGCACCAGTTGGGACGGCGAGATCAAATATCCAGACAGTTTTGCTATTCGTGACACTGATGCTGAAATTGACAGACTAGTCAAAGCCAAGCAGGCCGCAACTGATCCTGTGGTGTTGCGTAAGATTGATGAACACATCTTAGAAAGCATGGGCGAAGAAGATAGCGATTTGCCATTCATTGATCCAAATCCACAAGTAGGTAGAACATACGAAGATGGTGAAGTGATCAACAGCAATTTGCCTGCGGCATACCAGCCAGCCAGCAACGCTGAAGTTCCACAAGGACAAAACTGCGGCAACTGTGAATACTACAAGGCAGGTGAACTGTATTGCACCAAGTTTGATGCGCCAGTTCGTGCAGTATATTGGTGCGCCAAGTGGGAACCATATGAAGAAGATTAACCGGGAGCAATATTATGATGAAGAAAGCAATGGGTCGTGGTAGAGGTCGAGGCAAGAAGCCACCAAAGCGTTGATTGGTACGCATACTTCAACAGCATTAGAACACAATGCCCTTGGAGTTATGCAGCCTATCTAAAAGGCGAAATCAACATAGTAGAATACACGGGAGTAAAATTGCCCATAGGTGATTACGCTGCCAGAATGTATATTTTATCAGCACCAGATGCCACTGTGGCCGCACTGGCACAGGCGTTTGATTACGGTGACACTGAGTGTGAATGGTTATATTCATATCCAGGCTATGGTGAATTTGCCACGCCTGTGAGTGTGCTGATACAGCAACCTAGACGGGTTCTCAATGAACTACGACAGAAACTAGAGGATTAAGCCGTTTTCTGCCTAATTTAGTCTACGGCACATAAATACAAAACAATACTCTAGAAGGGAGGCGATGCACAATGTCAGACAATACATTGGTTAACGATATGGGAACTGATCCCGCAGGCGAAACTGCTAATCAGGCACCGGCAACTAAATCTTATAGTCAAGAAGAAGTAGACAACATGATGGCCCGTATGAAAGGCTCATTGGAAAAGAAACTTCTAAAACCCTATGCAGATCTAGGTGATCCTGAAGAACTACGCACTATCAAAAGTGAGTGGGAAAAGAAACAACAGGAACAACAGATCAAGCGTGGTGAGTTTGAAAAGACACTACAAGAATTGGCTGCTAAAAAGGATGCTGAAATCCAAAAGAGAGATAGTGTGATTAAGGAATACAAGATCAACACACCTTTACTCAGTGCCGCGGCTCAGTTTCGTGCTGTTAATGCAGAACAAGTAAAAAGTTTGTTGAGTCAGAATGTAAGACTTAATCAGGATGGTGATGTAGAAATTGTAGACACCAAAGGAAGTGTTCGTTATAAAGACAACGGTACACCCCTGGCAGTGGACGACCTAGTGCGAGAATTCTTAGATTCGAATCCGCATTTTGTCTCTAGCAGTCCTGCTACTACAAATACCAAATCTAATATCTCTCAAGGACAACCAGCAAAATTAGATATAACAAAACTGGATATGAAAAATCCAGATCACCGTAAAGTCTATGCGGAATACCGCAAGACCGCAGGTTTAGCCTAACATCTTAAGGAGATATTATTATGGCAAATGAAACAACAAGTAGTCTGTTAAGCGAACTGTTACCACAGATCGTAGCAGAAGCCATGTTCGTGGCATCAGAGCGCAGTATCATGCGTGGTCTGGTAAAGAACTATAGCCTAGGCACTGGCAACGGCAAAACCGTGACAGTTCCAATCTATCCATTACAAACAGCAAGCACATTGACTGAAGGTGATGAGATCAGCAATGTAGCAGTAAACACCAGTTCAGCAACCTTGACAGTTACCACAGCGGCTATCCGCACATTGGTTACTGACCTAGCAGTTGCATCAGCATCCTCATCAGTGGTTGCAGACATTGGACGCTTGTTCGGTGAAGCCATTGCTCGTAAGATCGACCAAGATCTAACAGCACAATTTGGTTCATTCTCAGCAGGCTTTGGTGACAGAACTGGTGCAATCACAGCCGCTTCAATCTTCCAAGCAGTGGCCAAATTGAAAGCAGCCGCTGTGCCAACAGAAGGCATGGTCTGTGTGCTACACCCTGAAATCGCTTATGATCTCAAGGCAGCATTGACCACAGGTGGTAATAATCCATTTGTAGCAGGCGGCGGCACAAGTGAAGTAGCCAATGAAGCCATGCGTTCAGGCTATGTTGGTCAATTGGCAGGTATCCCAATCTATGAAACATCAAACATTGCTTTCACTACTAATGCTGGTGACTTCAATGGTGCTGTGTTCAACAGAGATGCATTGGGTCTTGCAATGATCGGTGACATCACTATTGAAACAGAGCGTCGTGCTAGTTTCTTAGGCACTGACATTGTAGGCGCATGCCATTATGGTGCTGGTATCATCCAGAACAACTATGGTCGTTACCTAGCATTTGATTCAAGCATCAACCCATAATCCGAAATATAAATTTTCAGATTGGCAAAAAGGATCCTTGTGGTCCTTTTTGTTTGACTATATAATAAGAACATAATAACAAAGTAGTTCTGGCAGTTTTTCTCAACTGTCTTTGCCCCCAGTTTGCTACTAACATTCTGGGGGCTTTTTCTTGGCTGTTTTTCCGGGCTGGACTAAATACTGTATCGCAATGAGTAGGACTCATTCGCTTCAAAATTTAACGGAGAAGGACTCTGACATGGCATTTGCTGACATTGATGACCTATTATTGGTCGAACCCCTTATACAAGATTACGGCGTACTAGATTGGGACGCTGAACTGGCACGAAGCGAAACAGAAGTCAAGCGAGTTCTTAAAGTTCGCTGGTGGCTGGGTTATGCTAGATTAAAGAACATCGTCACAGACATTGACTTCACATTACTAGATGATGCTCAATGGACACAAGCCACAGTTTATCACGCACTAGCATATCATATCACTCCTAAACTAACACAATTTTCTGGTGCTGAGCCAGACAAGTTTCAAGTCATGATGGAATACTATCAAGGTCGATTCGAACATGAAATAGATCTTGTGATTCGTGAAGGTGTCAAGTATGATATTGATAATGACAACACCTACGAATATCAAACAGAAGTTCAAGGTCGTGATAACCTAAGGCTACGCAGATGAGCACGAGTCTTAGACAACAAATTGCTGATTACATAGTTCGCAGTCTCAAAGAGATTGAGGACCCACAGCCCAAGTTTGTTACCAAAGAGCCATTTGAAGTCTCTGAAATAGCAATCACACAATTCCCCGCAGTTCTAGTTACACTACGCCAAGAAGATAGAGAAACTATCACCATGGGCGTTACCGGCACGGGTCGGCGCATGGGCACAATATTATTTGAGATCCGTGCTTATGTGCGTGGCACTGAACTGGATGAAAAACGCAACACACTACTAGAAGCCATGGAAGAAGCCATTGAGGCTGATCGCTACCTAGGCTTGAACGGCAGTGGCGTGTTAGACAGTCAAATTATCAAGATAGAAATCATAGATCGTCAGCCACCCTTGGCTGAAATGCTGATCGAACTAGAAGTAAGATACAATTATTTGAGGGCATCAACATGAAAATTGAATTAAAGAAACATTCGATGACACGCTGGTGTCAAGAATCAGAATTAGAACTTATGAAGAGTGCAGGCTGGACTCCAGCGAATGCACCAAAAGAACAGGCAGGAGAAGAGGTTATTCGTCTCAAGCCCCCGGTGAAGTCTAAGGCGACCGTAACAGCCGTAGAAGAAGCCAATATCACTATTAAAGGAGACGAATAATGGCCATACTAACAGGTAACAATGGCGTCATCAAGTTTGACGCAACAGTAGGTGGATCAGTAGCCACAGTAGCCGCAGTGCGTAATTTCTCAATTGAACTTACCCGCGACACTATTGAAACATCAACAATGGGTGTAGATGTAAGAACATACATCAACGGCATGAGCACATGGAGTGGTTCAGCAGACATCTATTTTGATTCCGATGCATCAACAGGACATCTTGCTGTTCACACAGTATTGAATCCAACTAGTGGCACAGTGGGTCAAGGCACACTGACATTCCAAGGATTCCTTGCGGACGCCGCAGGTAAATTTGAAGGTGAAGTAATCATCACTGGCTTCACAGTAAACTCAAGCATGGACGGTATGGTAGAAGCATCTATCAGTTTCCAAGGTTCTGGCGCTTGCACATTCACAGCCTAAGGAGATAAATCATGGCTACATTAACAGGTAACAACGGCGCAATTTCTATCAACGGAATTGCCGTATTAGCAGTGCGTAATTTCTCAATCGAAATGACACGCGACACCATTGAAACAACCACCATGGGCACAGATGTTCGCACTTATCTTGCAGGCATGAGCACATTCAGTGGCAGTGCAGATGTGTATTTTGATCCAGATACTGCAACCACAGGCTTTGATGCCGCAGAGTCAACATTTAACCCAACAGCAGGCCTAGTTGGTGCAAGTGGTGTCACTGGTAAATTCTACATTGCACTAGATGCCTCAGGCACTAATGTGGATTCAGCATTTACAGGCACAATCATTGTGACTGGTTATACAGTAAACAGTTCAATGGATGGTATGGTAGAAGCAAGTATTTCCTTCCAAGGAAGTGGTGCTACTACATATTCAACTGGTAACACAGCGTATCCATAATGTTCAAAGTACAGTTGGTTGATGCTGGCAGTCTCCAAAAGAGATTGTCAGCACGAATAAGGAGCGAAGTCCAAAGACTAGGACAGTCAGTGTTCACGGAGATCAAACAGCGTACTCCGGTAGACACTGGCACTGCAAAAGCGGGATGGCGATCAAAGAATACTCAACAAGGATTCGAGATCACTAACCAAGTTCCTTATATCGGTATTCTAGATAAGGGGCGTCATATGACTCGCAAGGGTTATCGTGGTAGCAAGCAAGCACCTAAGGGTATTGTTGGACCAAGTTTAGACTCAATCAAAAGGAAAAATTAACAATGTCAAAAGTATTAGATAAAGCAACAGCACACTTCCGTAATAAAATCTCTGGTGAGATGCGTAAGATAGAAGTTCCTGAGTGGGAATGCACTATCTGGGTCAAGAGCAGTAGCACTCTGCGTGAGGAAAGCAAGATTCTTGAACTAAGCCAACAAGGCAAGAGTGTTGAAGCATTGGTGGAAAGTATTATTGTCAAAGCCCGTAATGAAGATGGCACAAAAATGTTTGGCATGCCAGACAAAATGATTTTCATGAACGAAGTAGATCCCAATGTGATTATTCGTGTGGCTGCTGACATCAACAATGTGCCACTAACCATGGATGACGCAGAAAAAAACTAAAAGCAGATCCTGATCTCATGTTCATGTATAGACTGGGCAAGGATTTGGGTCTGCGAATAACTGAAGTAATGGAAATGTCCGAAGCAGAGTTCTTAGGTTGGGCCGCTTTCTACAAATATGAAAGTGAAGAAACTAAGAAGATGATGAACAAAAGGAGCAGATAAGTGGCTGTGGAAACAACAACAATCAAAGTCGTAGCGGATACCAGAGACGCGGAACGAGCACTGGGCAGATTAAATGATGCCCTAGGCGCACTGGTTACCGGAGCAGCCATTGCCAGTTTTGCTCGCTTTGCTGACTCAGTAACCAATGTTCAAAACAAGTTGGCATTGGTCACACAAGAAGGACAAAATTCTGCACAGATGTTTCAAATTGTGGCCAAGAGTGCTATTCAACTTGGTGCACCACTGAAAGATGTGGGTGATTTGTTCTTCCGTGTGGCCAACAACACTCGTGACCTAGGACTTAGACAAACTGATCAAATCAAGATCACTGAAACTTTAATCAAAGGCTTTCAACTTACTGGAGCGTCAGCAGGAGAAGTTGCTGGTGGTGTTGTTCAGTTAGGACAAGCATTTGCCATAGGCGTGTTGCGCGGTGATGAATTAAATTCCGTTATGGAAAGTCTACCCCTGGTAGCACAAGCCCTAGCAGATAAATTTGGTGTACAAACTGGTGCACTTAAACAATTAGGCGAGGCTGGCAAGATTACCAGCCGGGATCTCAGCGATGCTATTCTAGCCAGTGGCGCTGCCATTGACACAGCCTTTGGCAACAAGATTCCAACTATTACATCAGCCTTTAACACACTCAGCACAGCCATGCAGACTGCTTTCCAACAGTCAAGTGTCGGTGCTGGTGCCAGCGAATCATTAGGCATTGCCTTAATTAGAATTGCCACTGCATTAGTCAATGTCATAAAGTTCTTTGAAGAATGGGGCACTGTAATCAAATATGTATTGTCAGTGCTGGGCTCACTAGCCGCAATGAGCATTGTGGGCAGAGTGTTTACAGCCATAGCAGGTGCCGCAAGCACAGCATCAGCGGCATTTGCCGCAGTGGCCGGTCAAGGCGCAAGTCTTGGAAAAACTGTAGGAATGATTGGCAAGAACATCAGTCAATACCTAAGTGGCACAATTCCATCCTTGACCATACTTGTAGATAGACTAGCAGTTAGATTTGGATTTTTAGGCACTGCAATCAAAGCCATTACTGGACCATTAATTTCCGCTGGTGTTGGTATTGCCAGTTTCTTAGGACTTAATAAGTTATTCTCTAAAGGCGAAGATGGTGCAAAAACATACAAAGATGAAGTAGAAAAATTAAATGAAGCATTGGGCCTTAAGAATGTTGAAGCAGTAAACAAAGCCCGTGCAGCCAGTGAAAAGGCCACTAATCAAGAAGTTGCTGATAGAATAGCCAGAGAAAAGGCCAACCTAGCAAGACTCAAAGACTTTGGCCAGATCATGCGTAATCAAGAAAGCAGTCTAGCACTGAGTAAACTTGAAAGCAATGAACTACAAGTTCAACAAGCACTGAATGACATTAACAAACAGTTGATCAAAGATATTGTTAATGATAAAGGCAAAGTTATTGGTCAGACACAAGGCCTAAGTGTTGAAGAAGAAAAGATCCTACGCATAATGATTGAGCAAGGTATACAAAACACTATCTTGCGTGACCTTAAGTTAGAAGCCAACAGAATTGCACAAGAAGCAAATCGCTTAGATATTTTAAACTTAGATCTACGCGAGCAACAAGCGGTTGTGGATGCCAAACGCTTACAGTATGGTCAGTTGTTTACCAGTGAAATGGAAGCACAGACTCGTGCCATGGTTCAACAGCAACAAGCCACAAGAAATATGTTGGCAGTGGAGCAAGCACGCCGAGCATTGGCTGGCACACAGACATTTGGTGAAAGTGTTCAGCGTGGCACTGGTGTTCAACAGCGTATGAATCCACAAGGTGCATTGGATACACAATACAAGATGGACATGGATGCACTTCAAGTTCATCTTGACAACAAACTAATCACTGAAACTGAATATCAAAATCAATTGTTGCGTCTAAAGAAAGAATACGCCAACAAGTCAAATGAAATGTACATACAGCAAGTACAGACTGAGCGTGATCAGCGTCAGACAGCCATACAAGCAGAACAACAGCGTCTAGGCAAGACACAAGAGCAAGCCAAGACCTATGCGGACTTCATGATGAAGACTGAAATGCAAAAGACTCAGTTTGCCATTGAAAGTGCTGGACAGATGTTCTCAGCACTGGGCGCACAAAACAAGAAAGCGTTCGAAGCAGCCAAGGCATTCAACATTGCCAACGCCATCATGAACACCTACATGGCTGCTACCAAAGCAATGGCCAGTTATCCATTCCCATTCAGTCTAATTGCGGCAGGCGCCGCAGTGGCCATGGGTCTTGCACAGGTGGCACAGATTCGCAGTCAACAATACAGTGGTCGTGCATTGGGTGGTCCAGTTATGGGTGGACAGACATACATGGTTGGTGAAAGCGGACCAGAATTGTTTACACCCAACACCACAGGCAGTATCACACGCAACAGTGATCTAGGTGGTGGAGGTGCAGTCAATGTCACATTCAATATTCAAGCCAATGACACAGCAGGCTTCGATGACTTGCTGTTGAGTCGCAGAGGCCTGATCCGTAGTGTGATTAGCGATGCCATGTTAGAATCAGGAAGAAGAGGATAATAAAATGAGTGGAACATATCCAAGTAGCCCAGAATTTACCAGTGTTGATTTTAAGATTAACACACCAGTGCAGACCACTGAAACAGTCAACGGACGCAAACGCCGTAGTGGCTTTGGTGTAAGTTTTTATACCTTTAGTGGCAAGTATGCCAGCCTAACACCCAGTCAGGTTCAACCATTGACTGCTTTTATTGCCAAGCAATATGGTCAAGTAGAAAGTTTTCAAGTTGTGTTGCCTAAGATCAGTTACAACAAAGCCGCTGACTATGCACAAGCAGTGGGCAATGCCAAAGTCAAGACTGCTGCCAGCAAAGGCGCACTCAGTGTAGCACTTAAAGGTCTAGGAGCCAACAAGGCTGTGTTCAAAGCCGGTGACTTCTTTAAGTTTAACGGACACAGCAAAGTGTACATGGTCACTGATGATGTGACCAGCAATGGTTCAGGCGAAGCCACATTGTTTTTCAGTGCCAAACTGGTAGTGAATGTTGTGGTAGATGAAGTTTTAACAATCAACGCAGTGCCATTCACAGTGATCTTGGATCAAGATGTAGATGAGTTCACAGTGGCCAACGGTGGCATGACCAACATTGAAGTAAGTTTTAGAGAAGTTTGGTAATGAAAACATACCCAACCACTACCCGTGATGCTTTTTACAGTGACAGTTTCTTCAGTGTAGATCTAGTAGAACTGCACATCGCTGGTTCACCTTTTTATGCTTGCAATGGTGGCTATGACATTGAGTGGGACAGCACAACAGCACCCACAGCAGGCACTATCACTTATGTGAGTCAAGGACAATTCATAGGATTTAACACCACTGAAGAAAACATTGATGTCAAGGTAGGTAAATTTACCATTGTGTTCAGTGCATTAGATACGGATGCCACCACAATCTTGTTGAACAATTACATACAGGGCAGTCGTGTTGTGGTATGGAAAGCATTCCTAAACAAGACCACAGGACAAATCATCAATTCACCTATCATGGTGTTTGATGGTCAGATCTATAACTTCAATGCAGTAGAAAGTCCAAGGACTGCCACTGTGAGCATTGACTGCTCCAGTATCTTTGCTGACTTTGAAAGAACAGCAGGACGCAAAACCAATAACGAAAGTAACTGGCTCATGCAAGGTGTTAAGTACGATACAAGTTTAGAAAAAAGTGGCATTGTGGGTAACACTGAATACAAATGGGGTCGTTTATGATCGTTAGAGAAATGTATGTGAATGAATTTGATTCAACTGTGATCTGTTTTAACTATTACCGAGATGCTGCCATTGAAAGTTTACCTCACATAGAAGCGGAGTATGATGAGAATTCAGTAATTAAAACCATCAAGGCTCGTGCCAGTCGTGCTGAACATTGTTGGTTCAATGCCTATGATGGACAACGCATAGTAGGCTTTGTTGCTGGCACAGTAATTCCTCAACCCTGGAATCACAAAATACTGTCAGCCAACATTGACTTTATCTTTTTGATAGATAGTCATAGAAACATGGACAACTTTAGACTGCTGATGAAAAAGTTTGAAGAATGGGCCCAACACCGTGGTGCTACCAGCATTACTGGTGGTGACATAGGCATAGACATGGAAAGAACACGAACATTATTTGAACACTTGGGTTTCACTCCAATGCTGTTAATGAACAAGGAATTGATCAATGGGTAAAATCTTTAGTGGTATCATTGGTGGCGTAGTAGGCTTCTTTGTTGGTGGCCCAATGGGTGCTGCCATAGGCTTTGGCATTGGCATGACCAAAGTGGGGGAGAAGTTGGTCAACAAGGTCATGGACTTTGTGTTAAAACCATTCCTTGGCGCATTTGGTGTTCCCAATGATGGTGGTGGCAATGCGGCTCGTGAAGAAGGTGTTGTTATCACCAAGCGTGGTGGTGGATCAGAAAATATTCCTGTGGTGTATGGATTTAGACAAGTGGGTGGCATCATTACTTTTGCCACCACAGGCAGTGACCGTAACAGATACCTATGGGTTGCCTACGCACTCAGCGAAGGACCAGTAGAAGGCATACACAGTTTATTCATTGACGACAATGATGTTACAAATTCCACATTGGTTGGCGCACTCAACAGAGGCGAACAAGTGGAAATTACCAGTGGCAAATATTCGGGCCGTGTTAAGATGCAATTTTGGTATGGCAAAAACTATGGTGCCAGTCCAGAAAGTTCACCAGTGGGTGCCAATTTGTTCTTTAACGGTGAAGCACCAGGATGGCGTACCACAGATGCTTACAATGGCTTGAGTACATTGTTTATTCGTTACGAATGGAAACAAGTAAACACTCAAGCAGAAGCAGACAATAATCCATTCTCAGGCAGTATCCCCAGCATCAAAGTTAATTTGCTAGGACGCAGAATACTGCCCATAGACGGCACTGCACAAAGTCGCACTTGGTATGATGATGTCAATGCGGGCCGTGAGCGTTATTCAACAAACCCAGCAGAAATATTGCTGGACTATCTGCGTCATCCTTTCTATGGCAAAGGACTCAGCAACAGTGAAATTGACTGGGCGAGTTTTGAGATTGCTAGAGACAAATACAACACTGATGTTACCTATGTGAACGGTGTGGTAGGTCCTATTCTAACCACCAACATGGTGTTGGACACAGCAGCCACATTAATGAGCAATGTCAAAACTATATTGCAGGGCTGTCGCAGTTATTTGCCATATGTGCAGGGCACTTACAAACTTAAAGTAGAAGATGCTGGCAATCCTAATGACATTACCAGTGGTGCTGCCACAGTGGCACAAACATTTACCAGCGACAACATTGTGGGTGATATTAGTTGGGGCGGTGTGCCTCGTGATAGTGTTTACAGTGAATACGAAGTTACCTATGTGGATCCCCTAAACAAATGGGCCACCAACACAGTGGTTTATCCTACAACAGAAGCAGAGCGTTTAAGTTATCAAACCAGTGATGGTGGTCGTGTGAACAAAGGCGCAACAACCTTTCCCACAATCACAAACTATGCCATGGCCTATGATATGGCTCGCTTGCTGTTTTTCAAAAGCCGTTATCAAGAAACATTAAACATCAAAGTTACCAGCCAAGCCATGGAACTGGAGCCAGGTGACAACATACAAGTTCAGGGCAACACACTGAATTTTGAACTTGGTGCTGAAGCAATTCCTTGGCGCATTGTCAGTATCAAAGGCAATGATGACATGACCTATGATCTAGGCTGTGTGCTGAATCCAGATGTTATCTATCCGCATACTAGGGCTGGTGAGCGTGACATTATTGTGCCACCATTTATCCCACGCTACGAAAGTATTGTGTATCCTTATACAGACATTGACCTTAGTTTATATCCACCAAGTTTTGCCTACACTGGTGGCCCAATAACCAGTCCATTAAATCCACCTGGATCAACTGACCCAACTGGTGCAACTGGTGGCGGCAATGGAGATCAAAATGGTGAGCAGAATCAAAATCCCATCACTGTTCCTCCTCCACCAGCACCTCCAGTGGTAGAAGTATTCAATCACTACATTCAAATTGATCGAGTAGACTATGTGGTCACCAACAACTTGGTAACTGCTACATTTGTTTGGACACAACCAGACAGTCCAAGTTATGCTGGTGTTGACTTTTGGTACAAGCGAAACATTTCAACAGAAACTGTTTATCAAACCGCACAAAGCACACAAACACCTGGCATTGGCCGACAAGTAAGTCACAGCATACAAGGATTAGTTCGAGGCACAACACCATATGTGTTGATTGGTCGTGTGCGTTACAGCAATGGCAACAGTAGTACATTCACTACCACTGTGGCATTGAACACCAGTGGTGCGATCAGTACAGAAAATCCCACAGACTTTGAAGCCACAGTAGGTGCTGGTTGGAGTTTGCCAACACAGGCTGCAAACAATCCTCGTGATACAATTTTTGCCAGTCTAACTGGCGTCAGCAGTTTAGATGGCAGCAGTAACAGACTATTGGCCATTACACTGACACAGGACATCAACAACCCAAGTGGACTCAACAGCGAAGTTTCAGGTGTAAACATCTATTACAAACTGGCCTCAAACACTTATTGGAAGAAATTGAGCCAACCATTCAACGGCAGTTACTTCCCTGGACAAAGTTATACATTTACTCCCACTTTAGACTTAGGTATAGGCAACCCCAGTCCAGATGATGCCAGTGACAACTTTGATTTTATTTTCCGCTTTGCCTATAGAGATGGCACTGAAAGTCAATTGCAACGCAGACAAATGGGCGTGGATGTGCAAGGCACTGGCGAACGCTTTGGTTCTGTTCAAGTGATGCGTAGTGGTCAAGAGCCCATAGGTGATTTTGCATTCTTAACAGAAGAACAAGCACCTCCAGGATCAGTAGCAGATGCAAGAAACATGACCATTGGCCTAACAGATGCTGTGGTATTGCAGAATCCAAACAGATTAACTATTACAATCAATCCACCAGATGTCAGCAATAGACCAAACTGGTATGGTGTAAGACTGCGTTATCGCAAAATACCATTGGCTGGCGGAGTAGCACCAGCATTTACTCAAGAAGATATTTTCCCAGTACCACAGCCTAACGCTGGAGTATGGCAGTTCCGTGTTACACCAGTAGACTTTGCTCCTGAAGAATATCAAATCATTATTACTCCCATTGTTCGTTACAGTGGAGCACAGACAGAAGCCAACACTAGTTGGATTGGTCAAGGACAGTTAGATCCAAATTATGCTTATAACCAAATACCAAAATTGGGATTTAGAACAATTGAATCAGCACAGATACCAGGCATTACTGCACAGCCATTTCCAACTGCCAATCCAAAAGTATTGATTAAAGGCTGGCGCAAAATTATTAAAAATAACAACACTCCAGCAGTGAACAATCGTTACTATGAATTGGAATACAACGCAGATCATATCGCTGGACTAACTGGTGTGCGTATCTATCGTCGTAGCAACAATGGAGGTAATGGTGATGGCGTTACTAGTGCTCGACATCTTGGACTAGGTCGTTGGGAATACATTGATGTAGACACTACACCAAGCACTGGTAATGCAGAAGTCATTGGTGGCAATGTAGTAGTAAACTTGCGTATGCCAATCAGCGTGGGAGAATTTAATCCTTACTATCTAATTGGATCTTCTACTCAGCCATTAGAAAATGCTAGTTTTAGTTGGGCCACTAAGAAAATTGTTGCTGATGAATTTGTAGACATTGTGATTGTGGCCAGTACCAGCAGTGGTGCTAGTACAGTGGGTATGCTTATGCCTCGACTTGGTGGCAGCACAATAGGCACTATAACAACCACAGCATTGCCATTACAAATCACTGTCAGTGCTTATGACAACTATGTGGCTGGCTACAAGCGTAATATCACTGCTGGCGGTGATGGCAGTCGTGCTAATGTTACTGGTGCCACATTGTGGACAGCAACCAGCACAGCCGCAGCCAATGCCTTCACAGCCACAACACCAAACAGAGGAAGACCAGTATTATGACAATGCCAGCAAGTACCGGAATATTAGATCCAGTATTAGGTTATGTGTTACCTCCCAGCACTGGGCAGTGGAGTAACCTAACTACTTGGAACGATTGGAATTCATGGGATATGTTCCCAGCCAGTACACTAGTATGGGCCTTAGAACCAGTTGATTTGCTACAAAATAAAACTTTTAATCTTAAAATTATCTGTGACTGCCAAGGTCGAGCCAGTTACAATATCTATACCAGCACGACTGGTGCATTCACAGGCGAAGAAACAATTACCACAATCAATCAAGGCGCAACTGGCGTGGCCGCATTTACCGGAAGATATGTATGGATAGAAGTTACAGTCTCCAGCACAGGAGGTCCGCCA